TATCTGAATCGTAATCGCAGTCCTCAAGTGTCGGTTTCTTCCCCGGCGTGACAGGAAATTGCTCTGGTGCCGGTGAAACAGATTTGAGTCTTTCCTCAAGTTCGCGCTTCTCGCGCTGCAACTCACGGTAATTCTTTCTCAGGTTACGCACCCATTCGGGTGCCTGCTTCTCTTCCTCTTCCTGGGGTGGCGATTCCCCTGCGATAGTAACTACAGTTTCGTCTCCGGGATCTTCAGTTTTCTCAGGCTCTGTATTTTCTACAGCCTCTGTTACGACTTCAATCTTATCGGATACTTCTTCTGTTGCTTTATCGTCTGCCGGTGTGGTGCTATTCATATGTCTAAAACTATCTCAACGCAATAGAAATTAACTATTGCATTGGCTGGGTGGGCTGAGTCAAGCGGTCAGCAAGCGCAAAGATACGATCCTGATCGGTCGTGCTGACCTTAGAAAGCGTCTCTGTCGTCTTGGCCCGCGCTTCTTCAGCCTTAGCCACAGCAAGAATACTGTCTGCCTGCGCTTTAGAAGCCCGTGCAATGGCCTCTTCGCTGGCAGCCTGCAAGTACTGCGCCTGTGGATCAGGCTGGGCATTCTGAGCCGCTATAGCCATTTCTTCAGCCTCTGCCTCTGTAGGCTTGAGCACGCCCATCATCAGGAGCTTCTTACGGAAGTAGTCGCGAACGTCACTGATCCCTTCGCCTTCCATGTTGAGCATTGCCATGGCAGAGAGCACCTGAGTCATCTCAGGGTCTTGAGTCATGGTCATCATGTCAGTCAGCGCCCGGACAGTGGCAAGCCGCTTGGTGGCACTGCTAGGGCCAACAGAGACGACAACGTCATACTCAGCACTAGACATGTCGTTTTCGTACTCAATCTCGCCTTCTTCATTGACCACAGGCTTAAGCAGCTCGATGGGCTCCATCTTGCCGGACTCGTGGACTGTCTTCATCTTGCGACCTTCTTCGATGAAGATGTCACGAGCGATAGAAAGCCAGACTTCGCCACAACGCTTCACGGCCTTTGCCATGTTGCTCATGTAGATGAAGGTCTGCATGTCGAGGCGCTGTTGGATCAACTCAACAGTCTTGCCACTCAAGTGACTGACCATCTTGTCTCCCTGCCCCGGGGAGCCGAGGATCTCTTGCATGTCTACTTCAGTTAGCTGAAGGAGAGCTGCCATAGAGGGCGGCAGGGAAGGAGGTTTAGTGTAGGCCACAGGACCAGCCGCCATAGGGCTGCCGTTGGCATCTGTCATCGTGTTGATGAGCAGGTAGGGGTAGTTCTTGAGGTTATCCTCTGCCCACATCAACTGGTGTCCCGCCACCTGTTCAGGCACTAGAATCGGCTTCTCCATGGCCGAAAGCGCACTGATCTCACCCAGCTTACTCAACTGCATGTTCTTGAGGCGCTGGGCGTCCTTGGCGAGCCTGACATGCCCCATACACCGCTCGACGTTGTCTACAAACCACCGCTTCCCGTACACAGGGATAATCGGGATGTTTTTGCCGGCGATGTACCCACAGTCTTCGAGGATCTTGGCCCCAGACATGATGTACTTACGCACCTTGCGCGTCTTGACCTTCTTGCGCCTGACTTCTTTCCAGCCAGTGGCAAGCATCTCTTCTTCCTTGTACAGTTCCTCCGGCCGGAGAGACTCTTCTTCGCCGTTGAAATCTTTGTAGATACGAATCTGTTCAGAGACTTCCTCCACCTTGTAGTACTCAGCAACGTAGACAACAGAAGGCGTGTACCAGTCGAACTGGGAGCGAGTAATCGTCTTGGGCCAGGTCGCGGGATCATCATCGTATTCTGCCTTGTAGGCCTCCCTAGTCATGCTGGTCAGCACAAAGCAACGCTTGGCGTCTGCCTTATCCTGCCGCTTGGCGCCCAAGTCGAAGTAGACGCTAGTGTCAGCGTCGAAGATCGGCTCAATACAGACACGCTGTTTGTCGTCCTCTGGGTCTTCCTCATTCTGGTACTCAGTCCTAAGCCTCCACGCACCAAAACCACCCATTACAGCCTCTTCAAAAGCGTTGTCGTAAGCCTCTTCAGCCCCTGAGTCCTGTTCATCTGCCCTGTAAAGCCCTGCACAAGTGTCAGCGAGCTTGTCGTACTCTTCTCCTTCTTTCGAAGAGAAGTTCACTGTGATGCGATTGTTACGATACTCGTTAATGATCCGAAGCACTGCCATGTGGATCTTGTTTACCTCGAACCTAGGCTTGTTCTCGAACTGATCGCCAAGAGGGCCTTCCCATTGTGCGCCAGCGAGAGAACAAAACCTGCGGTCCCCAAGGCAGTTCATGCGCTCTTGGTACATAGCGCCCTGAATCTGATCGAACTCAGCACGGGCAGCTTGGTGAATTAGGGAAAGTTTGTCTTCGGTCATCTCTTGAAAAAGTTAATCACTGGCATCACAAATGAGCTATTCCTCTTTGTACCATACTTAGATGGAATAGCAGCCCTACTCAAGCCACTTACTACTAAATACCGTGTCGCGTCCATCAAATGGTCGTTATCTTTCACAACCTTCCCCTTTTCATCCCTGCGATAAAGGCGAAATTCGTTTAGCCAGTTGCGAAGATTTGCAAAAACACGGAGCTTACCGGCTGACATCGTCTGCCACACCGTGTACAGCCCACTCTCCACTGCGTTATTCGCAAGGGTTATGTCGAGACCGTGCCTGCGATACATGCCAAGAAGCTGTTGCCCGTCTGTCTGCGCTCGACCGCGACTGGCTGGATCAATTACGCCCGGCATCTCACCACGGGCTTTGATCGCCTCCGCGTGCAGGATCGGCTCTGCTTGGCCTCGATAGTACTCTGAGTAGAGATACGTCACCTCTGTATCAGGGTTAGTGGCGCCCCAGACTACAGCAGTCCTGTTCCAGCCTACGTCCATGCCGTAGCACCTTCTCCAGTGCTCTGGGATGGCAAACTCTTCACAGATGAGTTCACTCTCTGGCACTGGGTAGATGGCCCCAGCTCCAAGCTGTGGAACGCCTTTAGAACGAGCATCACGCTGAAATGGCGGGATCGACGCCCAAAGTTCGTCCTTCTGTTGCTTAGTCAGGTGCGGGACATCGTCCCAAGTCGCCATGCCAACATACTTGCTTCCATTAGCCTGCTCTTGGACTTCCCCATTTGGCATGAACGATAAGACAGTCTCACTCATGCCCATCAGAGGGGTGAAGGTGAGCATCGTCATGCCGTTGTTGGTCATCGTTCTCAGAAGACACTCTGTGTACACATCCAGAGGCGGTTCTTCGTCCAGCCAGATCACATCCTGTTCAGAGCCTTGAAACGCTTCACGACGCTGATCGTAGGACTTGAATGTAAGACGAGACTCCCCACCAGAAGCATGACGTACAGTAATGACTTCAATAGCCTCTGCTACCCCAGCCTTGGCAGTAGTCTTGATGAGATCTGCCTTAGGGATGAGTCCAGTGCCAAACTCACCAGGTGGCCCAAGCAACTTCATCTGAAGAATGTCGCGAGTCGTTTTGCCGGTGTCTCCCGCTGCCCAGGCACTCACTGGCCGATCAAACTTCCTGCCCTCCCACCAAGCGGGATAACGGCCTGTCATATGCAACACCATCTCGTACCCGCCAATACTCTCAGTCTTGCCAATACGATTGGCAGCCATCATCAGGCGCTCTCTGTAGCGTGCCCCAGCCGCAAAGTAAGCGATGTGCTTGGGATACAGTTCACGCCGGTACTCTCCAGTATCAGGGAAGTAAGTACCGATCTTACGCTCCTTGCGTCGCCTCAGAGACTCTTCAAGCAAGAGAGTTAGCTCTAGGTTCTTGTCGAGATTGTCGAGAAGATCGCTCATTGCCCTCTACTCCTCTGTATCCTAGCGATCTCAAACTCGATGTACTGAGCAGCCTTCTTGAGATCCTCCACGGGGTCTTGGCTCTTAAGCCCAGCTCGCCAGATGTACTTAATGCAGTTGCCGAGGTTGAAGTTGAAAGCCTCTGCAATGGTCACACATTCCACGCCACTAGGGTGCTCAGTGTAGTGCTTGGGGTGGTAAACATTGTTCATACAAAAAGAAAACCCGGACACCATCACACGATGGGCCGGGTCTGTTTACTTTCCCATCCAGCCATACCCCCGGGTTGACTGGTTGGCCTGTAGGTTGAAAGATCTCTGAGAATCGTGCAAGTATTTTTCATACTTTCATCACGATTACCTTGTACTCGACTCCGTCCTCTGGCCCGCCCTCCAAGTCAAAAGTGAACTCTTCGTAGTCCATGTCTCTAGACATCGAGTTAAGCAAGAGCGCATAGGCAATATCAGCAGCCTGTTGCGCTTCTTCAGGGATAGAGTTTAAGTCCATAAAAGAGTTGCCAGTCTCTCCCGGCTGTCACGCCTATCGCACAGCGGCGTTCCCGCTTCGGCGTTTCCGAAGGTTTTAACTGTCTGACTTTGATTCTTGAGCAAGCAAGTGCAATCTATCTTGAATTGCAACCATAGCTCCATCAATTGCATTCATGTAACTATCTGAGGCTTTTTGAGAAAACGCTACAGAAAGAGCACATCTTAATCCCTCTAAAACAGTTACTAGGATTTCTTCTTCTTTTTCAACCATAAACAAACTGGCGCTGTCTCTCCAAGCCGTCACCTAGCCTTGGCGGGCTCTAGAGAAAACTAAGCAGCGGCGCTAGGGTCCAAGACTACGGTGGGCTAATCTTCTTCTAATAGGCGAGCATCAGCTTCTGCATCCAAACGATCCAGTTCCTCCTGCGCTTCTGAAAGAGGACCAGCGAAGGTTTCTACCAGAGTCTGGCCCGCTGGGGTGATGACGGGGGTAGCCTCTGGGGTGATGACGGCCTCTGGGGTGAGTGCCACTAGGAAGGCGTCTACACTAGCCTTAATCGCCTTAAGCGCCTCACGCTGCTCTTCGACTTTAGCTTCCAGCGTAACCCTGCTCCTACGCACTGCTTTCTCTTGCCGAGTCTTTACAGACTCAACCATCCAGGCTGCCTTGAGAGCTGCGCTAACGGATTTCTTTAGTGCACTAATCTGAGGATTAGTTTCTTTGCGAGTACGAGGCTTGCGGGTCTTAATTAGTGTTTCCATAACTCTGGGAGAGATAGCATGAAGGCATGTTTGTGCAACTGAAAAAAAGAGGGAGGGAGGTACTGGTCTGCTAAACTGAAGAGCTAAGGGTGATGGGGGTACTGGTTGAGGATGTACTGAAGGGCGGCTGTGTAGGGACCTCGACTTTCTTTTCTTAGAGAGCCCGGCCTGGGGGTGACGCCCCCCCGACCGAGCGCCCCGACCACTACCTGTAGTGGTATCCCTACCCTGACACCACAACCTGTAGTGGTCACCTAGTCCAGACCACCACAGACCGACCCCGACCCCGACCGACCTCGGTCCAGCGGTCCAGCGGTCCAGTGTGACTGTGACTCGAACTATAGGTTCGAGTCCCTTTACTCTGTTGGAGCACCTGAAACACCCCTTAGCTTCAACAAATGCTTCAACACTGATTTGAGTCCCTCTCTACCGGCCCGACTACCTCCGCCTGCACCTCCAACACAGGCGCACTAGACAGGCCATCAGGCGGAGCCATTAACCCCGCCCGCTGGGCATCTGCAAGCGCCCGTGCTGTCCGGGCTTCTAACTGTGCATCTGTTAGTTCAGTGAGCGCCGCGAGTAAGGGCGAGCCGTCTGCATTGGCTAGCTTGGTCGGGAGTAACTTCCCGAGCAGTGCGCAAAACGTACGCGGGTCGGTCTTGCCAACGTGGACGAGATAGTCCATGCCACCTAGCTTTTCAAAGGCCCGCTCAATCGCCTCCTTCACGCTTTGGGTCGTCTTGTTCGGAATGCCCTTCGGTCGTCCCGGCCCCGCTGTTGTGAGTAGTATCTTCGGCATCCGTTTCCTTTTCGTTTCCTAAACGGATTCTCCCCTCGCTTTTCTTTTCTTTGCAATCTTTTTCCTCCCTACACAATCCCCACGCATTCAACTCCCTAGCCTACTCCCCTCACCCCTCACGCAAAATAAACGCACAATCTCCCTTGACTCCCTACGCTTTCCCAGCGTATCTTGGCGCCTCGGTCGTCAGTTTAAACAAGCCAAGCGGCGCAACTTAAATCCCTTAAATACTATGCTTTACGCAATCCTTGAAACCTCCGATGTCCCCTACGGAAAAGAGCCAACTGTCGTCGCCTATGTTCACGGCAACGAACTGGCCGACTCCATCGTGGAGCAACTCTTTGGCCGGTACACGGATCGCTATTTTGAGGCCATTGAAGCCGACGAAGTCGAAGTCGAAGGACTGCCCTTCGCAAATGTCTACACGGTGGACGCTCCCTACACGTTCCAAACCGTATAGTTCAGCTCGAAAAAGCAATTTTTACTCACCCCGAGAAGGTCCGACCCCTTCTCACCCAACCCAACCCCATGAAACCACACTCCCAACTGACTGTCCTCTGGAAACTCGGCATGTTGCGAATTGGCAACCCCGGCGCCAACAACGCAAAAGGCAAAGGCAACCGTGCTGCACGCCGCGCCGGATGGCGTGTGACGCCCACGGCTGGGCCTGACTACATTCGCGAAATGCGCGAGTTTGCTAAAAGCATTTAACCCAACCCAACCCAACCCACACAAAATGACAACAATCCTCAAATCCTACGACATCATGGTACGACTCCCCATGACCGCCGCCGCTCGCAACGCTGGCGCAACTGGCCGGACCCATTGGTGGGCCTACGCTGGCCGCATCAACGCTAAGTCTAAGCGTCACGCCTGCGCATTGATGCGAAAGGGCGAATGGGCTTATGCAGATAAACTCCGCGCCTTTTCCCGTTAACCCTCCCCACAAACCCCACAAACCCTAAAGAACCCTTATGAAACTCACCCTGTCCACATCCGCAGCAGTTGAACTTCTCAAAGTTGACCAGTACGCACGCTGGTCCCGTGCTGGCGCCCGCGCCCTAGTCGAACATCTTGAGCAGCTTGAGCAAGACTGCGGCACAGAGATTGAATTTGACCACGTAGCTATCCGCTGCGACTTCTCGGAATTCAAATCAGCCTTAGAGGCCGCCACACAATGTGGCTTTGAGCCTTCGGCTTTTCAGGCGGAGGATGACGCCGCTTCTCTTGAATGGTTGCGTGATCGAACCGAAGTTATCACCTTCCCTGAAGGAATCATCATCCGTAGCTTCTAAGCGTTTCCCGTTGTCCTCTCTACGGAGAGGACATAGGGAAGCATTTCAGCTTCACTAAACCTAACAAAATAAACAAAATGGATCCCGTCCTCCTCCTTAAAACCGTATTTGCCATTTCTGTGGCCGTTGCCCTAGTTTCCACCGCTTACGCCCTTAAATAATGAAAGCCATCACCCACAAGCCCCTTAAAATTCAAGTTGGCTCTGACATCCACAACCCTACGGGAGGTCACTTTGTTTCCATTCCTACGGGAGAGACAATTTCCCTAGAAGAAAGCCGTGGTATGAGTTGCAACGTGTGGATCACATGGCAAGACCAGCGTGGAAAGATTGAATGCGGGGAAACTCGCAACCTTACACGGGACGGGAGCATACAGCTTATATGAACGCCATCCTTTACCGTGTGGGCTCTGATTGGTGGATTGACGCTTTAGGCGTCCGCAGGTTTGCAACTGCCCGTGAGGCTCGCAAATGGGCCAAGGCAAACAGGCTTCGCTTAAAGCGGGCTAGTAACTGCGACAGAGAATCAGACTAGCAAACCACGACACAACTAAACGCAAGTCCGAATAAGGGACTCTCCGAAAGGAGGGTCCCTTTTTTGCATTTACCCTTCACCTTTTCACCCCTTTCCACCCCTTTTCCCTATACGCTCCCACAACGTACAAAACAGCCTCTTAAAAGCCCTTTGCCCTCTTTCAGCTATGGCGACACTGCCAGCAAACAATACCCCATTAGAACATGCCTTCCTGCGCCTAGAAAGCACCCCTCCAAGCGTGCCAAAGCACCCCAAAGTGCCCCCCAGGCCGCCCTAGGCACCCCTCAAACCAGCCTGTTTCCTTAGCAAAAATGCTGATTTTGAAAATCGCTGAACCCAAAATCCAATTCTGATTTTACTCGGAAATAGGGGACCCGGCCTGGAGCTGGCCAGTCTGGTTCGTGCCAGGAGCTGGCTCGGCTGGGAGCTGGCCGGCCTGGATCATATCGGTGACTGCACCGATATGGTTCACCGAACAATCTCACCCGCCCAGGAAGATTCTCCTAAACCTCCCGCTTCCGTTTTCCGATTCCTAAAATCGGAAATTGGACAAACCATTTCTCAAAACTGAACTTGCCCCAAAAAAGGGGACCCAAATCTATGAGCACATCACGCTACTCCAAACCTGACATCGCCTCACCGTCTCACACAGACGACTACCCTGAACCCGGCATCAAGCTGGACTTCTCAGCCGTTCAACCCAACGCCCGCCGGTGGACATCCGTTAAGCTGGTTACCATTGCAGCACTCCTGATGATCGACCTGCTTGCCTTGGTCGGCAGCACAAACCTGGTCGAGTCTACTGCGCTGGTCATCCTCGTCATCGTCAACCTCTGGGCCATTAACTGCACACGCTAATATGAGCACAATGAACGGGCACCCCTACTACTCTGCTCCTACCCGGCACACTCGTTGCCTTGGAGACAAGTTCATCGACCAGACAGTACCCGCTGCACCAAAGGGAATGGAAGAGATGCCCTTCCTTGTCGCACGAGCCATTGCTGCCGGGCTGATCAAGCCGCCTGAAAAGGAAGAACTCGAACTAGAGCCCAAGAACCCAGACGGTTCGACCAGGAAGCAACGAGTAGCTGACTGGCAAAAGATAACCTGCATCAGGTGCAAAGAACCATTCATCCGCATAGCGATGAAATACGACACCTGTACAGAGTGTAGGCTTCAGAAGTCCTGCACAGTGTGTGGCACCATGTTTCGGGCCAAAGAGCGTTGGATCAAAACGTGTTCTGATGCGTGTGTTAAAAGGGCTTGCCGGAAGCCTGGTAAACTTAGACCGATCCACAACTGTATCGCATGTGGATCTCAGTTTGAGGCCAGAATGTCTGGCTCGGGCTGGTCCAAGACATGCAATGCTGAATGCGCCAAGGTTGTCAGAGACAACCATCATGCCGAAAGGCGAGCATTGCGATTGGCAGCCAAGGGGACTAAATAGTAATCGTCCCCCTAAGCAAAGAGGGCGCTCCAGTCTCCCGGGGCGCCCTCTTTTTGTGTATGGATTTCTGAACGTCTACTGTTCGATTTTCGGCTCAACCTCGTTAAGGTCTTCTTCTGTCCAGCCTTCTCTGCGCATCTGTGTTTCCAGTGCTGCTGTTCTGGCTTTTTCCCGTAGTAGTCGATTCTTTGCCTCCTGCAACTGCATCTTCAGTGACTCAATGAGGAATTGATTTTCCAAGCGTTCAATAGGTGTCATTCCAGTGCCCCCCTTGCTATTTCGACTGACGATCTTTCGCCGGTTTCAATGATTAGTCTAAGAGCTTCCCTAAGTCTTTTGTAATCTCTTTCCAGTTTTTTAAGTTCATCACGAGTTTGGGCATGCTCTTCCAGAAGCTCGTTCTCTCTGTTTTTGAATGAAGTGTCTATCCACTGAAGGTTTGCTATTACCCCCGTAAAACGTTCATTCATTCCCCATCCTCCCATTTGCCTAGCGTTCTCAGAAACGCCTCTGCACGCTCTCTGGCTGTTGCGTGTGTTGCCATTAACTGTAGATCTGTGCTCCAGTCTCCGGCTCTATTTTCTAAATGCCACACATAAGTGGCAATCTGGTCGTATCCTTTCAGCACCTTTTCAGCTTCGTGCATTGCGTTTAGATCGCCGCAGTAATCGGGCACCTCCTGCAACCGGCCCGCGTGCTTTCCCGCCCAAACGTTTGGATTTTTCGGGTGCTGGCATACGTCTTCCCACCCACACGATTCAGCAATAGCCACGTTGATTTGTTTGTCAGTCATTCCTGCGGTCCCTCCAGTTCATGGATGCCTTCAAGCAGATCGTCTATTGCCTGCTTGAGCCTCCAGTTCGGCTCGTAGTGACCGGTAAGGTCGTTGATGACCATCATAGCGCGGTGGAGCATATCCCAGACTTGTTCTAGTTCTTCTTTGGTTTTCATGTCGTTGGCTGTGGTCATATTACTCAATGGTATCAGGCACCTTCACGGGGCTACCAAGGGCCTCTATTGGCAGTTTAGCTAGCTGCTCAAACTTGTGGTTTAGGTCACGGCGGTCTTCGTAGAAATGACCAATCGTTCCCCAGTGCAGGCTGACGGTCTGTGCGTCAACACGGTCAAGCAGGCGTAAGGCACCCCTGAGTTCCACCTCAAGGGTGTTGGCCCGTTCGACCAGGGCTCGGATGGTGCGCTTGAGTACTAGGACCTCCTCGGGATGGATGACATCACAGCGGAGACAGTTTTGAGTTCTATGTTTCATCAGGGTTGGTATCGGTTGGTTTGGGTTTTGGGTTTAGGAAAAGTTTTCAGCCTCCCGCTTTTTACGAATCTGCTCTGCGATCTCAGCATCAGCCTCGGCAGCAATTGCACGCATAGCCACCATGTACGCTCTGTCACGTTCTGGCAGGTGCGAAAAGTCGTGGATGATTTCTGGGTTCTCTCGTGGACCACTGCCGCCCCTCAAGGGCGAGCAAGTGGGCTCACTTTTCTCCTTCTCTGATTTAACGGCGGGGGCTTGAGGCCCCGCCTTAAATCTGTTCTCTTTATCTCTAAAGCGCGCCTGTGGGGCGTTCACGTGCCGCGCCTCACAGGCGTTCACGAGCCGCGCCTGTGGGGCGTTGCCATGCGCCTGTGGGGCGTGGCTAATCGAGGTCAAAAAAAAGGCGTTACGGGTTGCTCGATAGCCTCCGTTTGCGCCGGAAAAGATGCGCACTAAACCAGCCTTCTCAAGCTCAACCAGAGCCCTGCAAACAGTCCGTTGAGAGCATCCCACATGCTCTGCGAGCTGCTCATATGACGCCGAAAAACGTCTCTTGTGTTCGCTTGCTGCCGCACTCTGGAAGTGGGTAAGTGCGCAGTAAATGGCATATGCATTGATGCCCAGCTTGCCAGCTTCAACGGCAGCTTCGCGAGTCTGCCAGGCGTATGGGCCTTCGTCTTTTGGGTTTTCTGAGCGTGGTTTCATTTTCTCTTCTTTGATTTCTCTTCGACTGGTTCTGGTTTGTAACACTGCTGCCAAATCATGCCGTGCTTTTCTGGAGTAAGACTGTGTCTGATGTAGATCCTCGACGTAGGCGCCCCCTTCTCAAAGCACTTGATGTTCGAGCGTAGGCGTCTCTTCGTCATCGTCAGACTGCATGTCAATGGCTGCCCGTCCTCTGTCTCTACTCGCTGAAGCGTGATGACCTCTCTGGCCCAATTGGTCAGAGCAGACGATCCAAACCCGGAGTAAGCCAAGTCAGAATCAGTCCTTGCAGCGTTCTCTTTTGGCTTAGGCAAGTGATGTATAACTGCAAGTAACACGCCTGTCTTGGTGCTAATCCTATTCAACTCATTACAGAACTGAGTCACTACCTTTTGGTCACTGATGTCATCACCTAGGTAGCACATCAGCGGGTCAATCCAAACAACATCCGGGGCGTGCTTAATAACGAGCGTCTCTAGGACACGCAAGAAGTCCGGCCCAGAGTGAATGTTGTCTCTGTAAAAGATGACTCGCTCGTTGAGAAGAGCCCTCTCAGTCTCTCCACACTGAGTCCTGCCGTACTTGCAAAACACAGATTGCAATACCTCGGCCTGATCGCCCTGATCGTTCTCAGCTTGGATGATGAGACTCTTGAGTGGCTTGACTGGGATCAGTCCAAAGGTCAGCACTTCAGAGAAAGCACCTATCCCGTGAAGCGCCCAGCCGATTGCCAACTGCATCGTCAAGCTGGACTTCCCGATTCCCGATTGAGCATTTATGAGCACTGAACCGCCTTTGCACAGCCAGCGATTACCGATCAGTGTGTTAATATCGTTTTCTGTATCATAGAAAAGCAGGTCATTAAACGTGCTCTGTACTATAGAGCCCAGTCCACGTTCAGCATTCGCTGTCAGTGTTGCCACGTTAAGGCCCGCTACAACGTCTTCTGTGGCTTCTCCAGTCGATATGGCATGAGTAGCCTTGAGTAAAGAGGCAAGCAGTACTCTACGCCTTGCTGCGTCTTGAACTAGTTCGCACCAGCTCGGCAGCGGCTCTAGGCTTGGCATCCCAGTGGACAACTCAGACAGCAACACAAACGGGATGCCACCCTTAGCGAGGCGTGTAGCCAGACCAATAGGGTCCATGCTCAGACCAGCCCTAGCACCCTCTTGGATGCCGGCAAAGATCGCCCCAAACTGGGGATTATGAAAGTCGCCTTGGGTTAGTCCCTTGGCAGCAATAGTCGGCAGTGCTAGGTCAGGTGCAAAAAGTAGACACCCCAGCACTGCCCGCTCGGCCTTCTCGGCCTGCGGGATAGTTGGCTCTCTCATGCCTAGAGAGTCGCCTCTAATTCTCGCTGCAACCTAGCCGCACTCGAAAGCGGTTTCGCTTCCAGTCTCCCCTCAAAAATCTGCACTGCCTTAGCCAGTGTCATCACCTCCAACTTGCCAACATTCAGTCCTCCCTGCCCAGTCCGCTTAAAGTCTCGATGCACCTTCAACAACTCCACAGCAATCCTCTCTGCTTCCATCAAGTCAGCCTTTATCATAACCAGTCCCGTAAAAGTGTGCGTGGTCGGATGCGCACCCCCCGGTTGCCGATTATTTTTTGCGGCTGAGTGTAGCAAGCAACAAATCGGCCAGATGCACGGAGTCCTCAATCATTTCCTCGTTAGTCCACTGATGCGCACTTGGATGAGAAATCATTGCTGCCAGCAAATGCAACGCCGCGTGGTTTCTTAATGCTTCCATTTCGCTTTTTCGCTTTTGAGAAACAGAAGGCTGCCTGGGTGTATCTTTGACGCGCATGATTAAAACGGGATCTCGTCCCCGCTCACATCGGTCGAGTCAACTGGCAGCCACCTCTTAATTTCGAGGTACGCCTTGCCGGTCTTCTCGCTGATCTTTTCGCCCGGCCCAAGTTCAACCTTGGCAACCTTACCTACGCAATCGTCAATCTCGATTGCAAGCGGCTTGCCGTCTTCTACCTTGAGGCCGATAGCTTCAGCGAAGTCAGCCAGGTTGCGGCTGTTCTTGGTAGTGAAGACTACCCACGAGTTGAACTTGAGAGGCCCAACTGCGACTTCGAGTTTGAGCATGTCGTTACCAGCTTTGCTGATGGCTTCGACTGCGTCTGTGATCTTAGCGAGGTGAATACCCGCCTCTACCGCCTGCTTCTGTTCTCCCAATTCGATTTTGACACTTGGCATATGTTTGTTTTGGTTTTTGGTTTACTGACTAGATCCCGAAGGCTGCGAAGAACCTCTCAGGGAAAGCTACAGCCTGCATGGCAATGTCTGCGGGAATGTCAAGGTACGTCTCGCCTTCCTTGATCCAGTTCTTCTTAAGTGCTCCTTCAGTGACCTTGTCGCGTTGAGCCTT